ATTTGATTACATCAGCTAGCTCGTTTTTAATCTGTCTAGCCTCTTCAATCTTTTTTTCAACATCAGCAAGAGCAGTTTTCTTCTCTTGAATGAATTGTTCGTTCTTGGATTGAACTTCTTTCAGATGTTCCCTGACCATCTTGATCTTGGCTTCAACGATCTTTCGGTCGTTTTCATTATCCTGAATGAGACTGGCATTGTCTTGCACTTTCTCTTTCAATAGAGTATTCATTATAGTGAACACTTGCAAGTCGAGTAGATCTTCAATGATCGTCCGACGCTGAGAAGCAGGAAGCTGCATGAAAGGAACGAAAGAAGCAGAACCAAGAACAACAACCTGACAAAAAGACTTGTAGTTGATCTTCAGAACGTTCTTTTCTAGAACTTCCTGGTAGTCTTTCATTTCAGCCGATTGGTTGACTAGGTTATCGTTACAGTAAACCTCGAAGACAGCAGGCTTGATGCCTCTGACGATTTTGTAATGATTTGATTGAATAGAGAACTCGAGCTCTACAACCAACTCTTTACGAGTGATTGTGTTGAGTAGCTGCGGCTTGTTAATGTTTCTGAAAGTCTTACCGAACAGAGCAAAAGTAAGAGCGTCAAGGATGGTTGACTTACCTGCTCCATTCTCGCCCACAATCAGAGTTGTTCCTGGTGTAGACAAGCTTAATTCTGTGAAGATGTTTCCTGTTGAGAGGAGATTTTTCCATCTTATTGTTTTGAAGTGAATCATTCTACAGTTATCGCCTGATTATACAGATCGACGATCACTCGTTCAAGTTTATCCCTGTTCAGATTAGGAGAGTTGACTTGATCGATATGTTTCATGAAGATGTCAAGAGTGCTTTCGGCTTCATTGACAATTTCGCTGTCTTCATCTAGATTCAGGTTTAGATGATCATCGACGATCTGAAGGTTGAGAATACCTTGCTTTTCAATACTCTCGCAAAACTTGTCAAACCAAAACGGATTCGTCTTGCTGGTGACGATCAGCTTTACGTAGGTTCCTTTGTGCTGAGTGAATTCGTAGTCAAGCAGTTCTTCCATTGTTTTTGAAGAGTCATCATACCAGACTTTACTGAACATTGTATATGGATTCTCAATAAAAGTCAAGTCTTTATTTTGAAGATCCAGTATGTGAAACCCGCGAGAATCGCCATAGTCAGACCAAGTAAACTGACCGTGAGAACCAACATAACTAATGCTACCATCAGTGGACCGATGATGAAAATGACCAGAAAGTACGCAATCAAACTTGTCAAAAAGTCTACGATCTTCGCCATGTGAACAGATACTCCCTTTGAACATTTGGAAACCTTGTAACTCAAGATGTCCCATACAGATTGTTGATCTTGAATTTTCAATCATCTCCATCGTGTGTTCTTTGTTATCAGAACAGATCCAGGGGACGAACAAAATAGGTGTCTCGTGAATCACAACTTCGGTCGCGTTCTGGTAGATATGAACAGACTCATCACACAGTTCTTGCACCGAGTTGACTGCGTTCGTGTTCTTGTAATACGTGTCGTGATTACCCAAGATTTGATGCAGTTTAAAACCCATATGCTCTATCGGCTCGAGGAAGTCTTTACGGAGACGATTTGCAGTCTGAATATTGATGTACTTACGGCGATCAACTAGATCACCAAGATGCACTATAGCCTCGATACCTTGTTTATGAATCTCAGGAAAGAACACATTATCAAGGAATTTCTTGAACATGTCCATAAATGCAACGTTATCATTTCTGATGCCGGCATGCGAATCGCTTAATATAGCTACCTTCATTCAGCGACGCTTAAGATAACGGTTGCTGAAAGTAGAATGCTCCCTTTCGTTTGTTGTTTCTCTCTCAACCACTTCCATACGGTTGTTCAATACTTCTTCACAAAACTTTTTAATATTGTCTAAATGCATACGCGAGTTCTGTCTGACGTTAGTATTAGGATGAGACAGAGCGTTCATTGCAAAATCAATAATGTTTTGCGGCAGTATGTTGTACTTTGGATTGTTTTCATTGCTCATTAGAATTCCCTTCTACAAACTTTTCTACTCCCTGTATAATACTACTCTTTTTGGTTTTTGTCAACTTTTTTTCAAAGCTGTCGATGATTCCATTCGTAATATCGTTGTAATGAGGATTGTTACCTGTTACAGTATTGAAAGTTTCAGTATCAAGCTCTGAGATCATCATGCTATTGATCATGTTTTTATGCTTGATGTATTGCTGTTTCTTTTCTTTTGAGATTCTTCTAATGAAAGCATTCCAGGCGATCTGGGTGAAATAAGCGAACGGGTTGCTGGATTTTTCTGGGTTGAATCCGTTTACGGAAGCAATACAATTTTCCACACCATCTGCAATCATTTCATCTCTAAAAGAGTAACCAATGAAATTGGGTTTGGTTGACAGTTTGTTACAAATTGCTAAAATACATTGACCGACATAATCCGGAATTTTTGTATTGGGATTCTCGACGAACTTGTTTTTATAAGCGACTAGAGCTTCATAAAAATCTTTGTTGTTCACGTAGTGGCGCTTGGGTTTTGCTGACATAATGCTTGACTTCTCCATAAATGTAGGTATAATCACTAATGTGTGAATGATAATAGTTAGAGTAAATCTACAGTGTAGGTCTTGTAAGGAAACTTTTCCTCGCTATAGATCTTGATTCGCTCGACGAAATGAAGGATGGTATGATTCTTTTTAGACTTCCAAGTCAGGTCATCGGCAATGTCATACAGAGTAGCTTCCGATTTAGTATCAGAAGTTCTGAGACCTCTACCGATCGACTGGAGGTTTCTCACCCTGGACTTTGAAGGACTAGAAAATACAACGTTGTGCAGATTACGAATGTTAATGCCGGTGGAGCTAGTTCCGTAGCTAGCAACAACAATAGCATTTTCTTCTGTTTCAATGATTCTCCGAATTTCTTCACGTTTCTCTCCATCAATAGCACCAGAAATGAAAAAGACCTTACGATCAACAGCTTCCTTTGATATAAGATCATATAGAGTTTTGCCGTGTTTTTCGACAAACTGGAACAGTAACAGAGTGTTACCATCCAAGGAAAGAGCAAGATTCTTGATGAATCGATTGCGAGCTTCATTTCTTACAATAAAGTCTATCTCGGTTTGGTAGTCAGTTCCAGCCATGAGCTTTCTTACGTCTTCTGGATACTTGAGAACGATAGCCTTGATGCTGAAATCAGCTAGATGTTTTTGTTCAATCAGATCGGCAGTTGTTGTAATTTTACGAACTGCGCCAAACAAACCTTCAAGTACGAGCTTGTGGGTTTGAGTGCCGTCAAGAGTTCCGGTGAAACCGAATCTGTATTTACAACCAGTCATCTTGCTCATGATGGTTGAAAGAGACTTGGCTTTGAACAGATGCGCCTCATCGCCAATAACAACATCGAACTGTTCAAACCACTTCTTCGGCTGTTTGTAGATTGACTGCCAGGTTGAAATGACGAAAGGTTTGTTTGATTCTTTTTCTTCGCCAGACATTATCTTATGAGTCATTCCCTTCGGTAGACCATAATCTTCAAAGTCTGAAGCCATCTGATGAACGAGAGATGTTGTTGGAACGATTACCAGAGTCTTTGTTTGATACCAACAAGCAAGAAGGTAAATTATGAATGACTTACCAGAACCAGTCGGAGACAGTAGAACGCCTCTGCGTTTTCTTACTGCATGCACGAACGCATCAATCTGATAGTCTCTAGGCTGATGTTTCGGTTGTAGTTTCTCTATGAATTGTTTTGCTTCAATGAGAGAGAACTCTGTATCCGAGAACGGACCTTCGTATTCTATCTCGTAATTTCTGCTCTTGCAGAACTGCTCTAGATGATGATTCAAGCCTGCGTAAAGCAATGAAACAAGCGGATTGAAGAGTCTAATCTTTCCGTCCCAGACTTTGTTTCTGAAAGATGGCATAAACTTAGCGCCAGGTACTTCAAACGTGAAATGGTCCGCTAACTCCATGGCTAACCCGGAGTCGCAGACTATTTTGTTGTATACTTCGTCGTAACGTGTCACTCTTATAATATCAGTCATCAACCACCCATTGTAAACTTCGTAAACTCAATAGCGTTCTTGATTATATAGCCTCTGGTTTGAAACGACTTGATGATAGACTCTAGAAATTCAATCTTCTCTTGCTGCATACCAATCTTCAGCGAAAGATCGATTATGTCCTGGTCGCCTTCCATGTATAGAGGAATATCAGCCTTCAGGATCAATCCTCTCGCGGGCATGCGCCAGCCTTTTTCTTTCGTATCTTCGGTTGGACCCTGAGTGTAAAACTCATGCTTCTCGAGTTTCAATTTCTTCATATCAGACTCGAGTTTTCTAAGGATCATTTTTTCGCCGACGTAGATAGAATAGTACTTGTGGTGGAGCTTGGGAATCTTTAGGCTCTCATCAGCAAGTTCTGTTCTATCAATAACGCTGTCTTTTTCCCAAGAAGCAAAAACGTCTTCAAACTTCATCATTACACCTTGCTATATCAAAGCTTTATATTACTATAGAAGGTGACAAAAGTCAAGCAATAACTTTAGAAATTTCGTATTTTGTGTACTTGAAAGATGCCGAAGCTTCTACGTAAGCAACGTCTTCATTCGTTGTATTCATTTCGAACCCTGATAATCCGGTCGGGAAACAATCTTCAAAAACAATTTCGTAGTTGGGTCTTTTGGCACTCGACAGAATAGTCAACGATATTTCAGAAGTTGTAGATTCGCCGGTGATTTTTGATTTTGCAACTAAATTCGCATACGCACTGTAAGATTGTTGACCGACTGCTCTTATCCAGTTATCGATCTCGAGATAGTTTTGCATATCTTCATCAACTCTGAATGTGATAGAAAGATCTCCGAACTCCAAGTGATCGCCAAACTGAGGAATGCGAATCAGAGGAGTTGGAATGTTAAATGCCGGCAATGTAAGCTCTGGCAGTGTAACTTTCTGCACGAAAAAATTGATAGTTGGCGCTCTCTTCATAATGAACTTGAAATTGAGAGGGCTCAAAAAATTCTTGTTTGTGGGCGTATTATCAACTGCTGACATATGGTTTACCTATTCTGAATGTTTCAATAGTTTCCATTCGTTATCACCTACTTTTCGGTGAATCTCGTGGTTTAGAATCTTACCTTGTTTTGTTATAGCTACAGTCATAGTATGTTTTTGAGCAGCGTTTGCCATCACAACATTTCTGACGGAAGATTTAGGATCGTCACGTTTGTGAGGTCTGACATAAATTTTGTGCTCGTGACTGTCAACATATGTTTTGTAATCGGGATGACTCGCAATAGATTTCATCTGACGTTTGTTAAAAATTTCACCAGGTGAAGAATAAGATTCGTTGATAAACTGTTTGAATGAAAGCATTGTCAATTCCCTTTCAAATATTTATATAAAAAAAGGGGAGCCGAAGCTCCCCTTTCTAGTCTGCGGCTTGAAACCGTCTTCTGGGTCTCAGATTTCAACTGACTGAGATTCTTTTGTATTTAGTTGTTTGTTTTTTCTAAACTCTTCCCAGCGTTTTTTTGCCGCTGCAGATACTGATTGTTTTCTCTTAGAATCCGCAGACCATTGGTCTTTCATGCGTTCAGAATTGGCTATTTTCCATTCTTCAGTATGCGGTTTCTTTTTGATACCTCTTAGAGCAGCTTTATGCTCTTCAGTCATACCACCTCGTTCTGCAAACTTTTTCTTTTTGGCTTCTGATATTTTTTTCGCTGTTTCTAAAGAACAGGGTCCGGTTGATTTGCCTTTTTTCTTATGAGAGATTTTTTCACCTATTGATTTGTTTTTCAATGGATGTTTGTGCCAAGGATCTTTCGACGACAATGAAAGGTTATAATAACGAACTTTGATTTCTTCTGGTTTGATCATATCAAAGTAACGTTGTTCTTCAAGATACATCTGATCTCTAGAGAGATTAGTTTTTATCACTCTTCTTCTGAAATCTTGCGGTCTTCTGCGATAAGCGTCTCTCATCCATTTAGAAGAACAGATGTAACCGTCTGTTTCATCGCCCCAGTGACAACCAACGTAATATTTTTTGGTTTTAACGTCAAACCAAATGTAAACGAACCCATGTTTTTCTTGCATAAAAAAATACCCCTAAGATTTCTCCTAGGGGTATTTAGTCTAGATTTTTGAGGTTTTAGTAAATAACCTCAAAAAAAGCGCGTCCTACATCAGGTTATTTACGATAACGCGACGATAGTAGAGGTTGCTGTTGAATGTCAGAGCGCCTGAACCAACTGTTAGACCCTGGGCGAATGGATTTGCTACCATGCCGTAACGAGTCTTGAAGCCGATCTTTGGCTGGAAGGTTGACTGGTCAACAGCGCGGACCATCTGTAGAGGAACGTATGGGCAGTAGAACAGACCAGCGTCGAAAGCAGAAGAACCTTTATAACCGATCGTGATATAGTTGCCACCGATTGCATATGGATCGATGTAAACCTTTAGACGACCATTAAGAACACCAGCAAAAGTATTGCCTGTGTCATCAACGTTGAGGTTGTTTGAGTTGAGGGCAGGAGCGTAGTCAAGAACACCAGCCATCTGTAGAGCCGAAGCA